GGGGTTTAGTGTTTAATTAAAAACTAAAACTAATTAAAATTAGTCTACAAAGATTGTTAAAACAGTTGTAACTGCTCCGGTAACACCGTGAGCGTTTGATCCTTCTGCTGTATAGTCTGCACCTGCGCCTTGTAATGCAACCATTACTACGTCTGTTGTGCCACTTACAAATGCTGATCCGTCTGCTGTTCCTACGCCTGCTACTGCAAAACCGTCAACTTGCATATCCTCAAGAATTTTTTTCAATTCTGCTGTTGTGATATTTGTTTTCGCAATATTAACGATGTCTGTTTTTGAACCTAATCCGTTACCAATGCCTTGTCCGGCTTGGCTTGTTTCAAATGATACTAATGCCATGATATGACTCCTACTATTCTGCGTTATAGAAAGTCTTTTTAACTATGATCTATAACTTGGTTACTTTTATTTATCAAAAACCCATAAAAAAAGGGAGCCTAGACTCCCTCTTTTATTAAGTTTAATGTCTTACAATACAAATGTTTTTGCTGTAACAGTAGCACTTGCTAAGTTGATTGAATCAACTGTGCCTAATGCTATAATAACGTCCTCTAAGTGAGCCGCTAGTGTTTCTGAATTAGATCCGTCATACTTATCTGCTCCAAACTCACCTTCTAACATCAAACTCATGTTTGCGTTTGTGCTATGTAGTGGGCCATGGCCTAAAATGTTAAAACCTTCGCCTTGGATTGCTTCAAATGTTGACTCAACTGCACCTGCTGGTCCCATTGAACCGTTCACAGCCGCGCCAAAGTCGACGTCTACTAATGTTACTTCTTTGCCAATAAAGAATTTTTCTTCATCAACTCTATTTGGATTTGCTTGACTTAGTCCTACTAATGCCATTTTTATCTCCTAATTAATGCCTGAATTTCTCCAGTCGTTATGTTTATTTATCAGAGTTATTTACTTCTGTAGTAAATCTTTGAACTTGTAGCGAAGGTTTGCCATTGTTGCGCCTGGATCTCTAACAAAGTTAGAGGCATATTTCTTAACAGAACCTGCCGCCTTTTTTATTCCTAAACGTGGTAGGACTGTATCATAGTCCCCTAGTTCTGAATCTTGTTTATAAAATTTATCGTGTCGTAACTGTCTACCATCGGCACCAGTTCTAACATCTCCGTCATCACCTGCTCTTCCTGTTCTGCTTTTACCTCTAAGAAGGTCTTGAGTTGTTGCTCTTCTTGCCTGAGCAGAAGTTTTTTTATCTGGCTCAATACCTTTATCTTTGAACATTTTATTAATTTCTTTATCATCCGCCGCTTTTTTCTGTTGATCTGATCTTGAATCTGCTTTTTTCTGATTAACTTGGTCAACATAGTCAACACCAGTGTTTCTAGAATGGCCTGTATCTTTACCTAGATTCTGTCTTTGGGTGTCTTGACCTTTTTGGATACGTTGATTATAAGCCGCCTGTGTATTTTTGAAAAGATCATCTCTTGCTCGCCTGTCTTCCTGTGATTCATAAGCCATATTATTCATATGATTTTCTGCACTAATGTATGCGTCTAAAGGTGAATCTGCTACACCTTTTTGAAAAAGTTCGTATGCTTTTTGGAATGTATCGCTGTCTAACTTTACATTCTTGTTTTTGTTTTTTATTCTTAGTTCGCGAGCCAGTACGTTGCGAAAATCAGTTTGACTCATGCTTTCATTTATAGATTGTGTTACTTCAAATATCTTCATAATACTATTTATGACCATTTTCTACTTTGCCAGTATGCGGCTACGCCTGCCAAGCCTGCCGCGGACCTTGGTCCTAGTCTTCCGCCTGTTATACGTGGGCCAAATTCTGCACCCACATACGCAGAAGCACCTGCTACTGCTAAACGTTTAAGGGTAGTTTGATTTGTAGATTTATCAAGTTCTTTGTTTGTTGCATTTGCTAATTTATAGTTTCTTTCTTTGGCAAACTTGTTTAATGTTTTATATAAATCACTTCTTACTGCTTTTGCTCTCATTATGTGTAGCATCTTTGTGACTGCTAATTGCTTTTGTCTATATTTTAACTTAGGCCAATCGGAAATTAGTCGTCTTACATTTTGTATTGACATGTCATTGATTTTTAATTGTCGTTGTAAACGTAAAAAATAATTAGCACTTGGAAGTTGACCTTTTGCTAATGCTATCATAAACTGATGTAACAGTTGATCATTAAATTTAAAATTCTTTTTGTATTTGGAATTAATAGTGTATGCAATCATATATAAATCGTTTGCACCCAGTCTACTTGCACGAAACTTGCCGTGTCTTACACTTGCATTTGAATATTGTATTGCAAAAGGTTTGTATTTTGTGTCGTGTGCAAACATGTACACTATCATTGTTGTTATCATTAGTAATTCAGCCATGTCACTTTTATCATATGGCTTGAATCCATCTGTAGTTCTATACAGTCTACTTTCTTGTAATTCGTCTAATAGTTGTAATTCCATTATGCTCCTGGTCTCCCTGAGCCAAAGTTTTTAGCACTGAAGTCTAATCTGTCAACTAACTTAATTGCATTTCCTATATGATCAACAGCAACAAACCCTTCTTCGGCTGTTACATCGTAGTCGCCTTCGTTATTTTGTACAAATGTATCAATTTGTTTTACGTTTGCTAACTTGCTTACTATTAATTCTTTTGCTCTTATTAGTTCTAAATACACTATGTATGCATTTTCAAGTTCTGCTTGATTGTTTTCTATAAATTCTATTCCTTTCAGCATAGTTTCTGCTTTCTTAACTTGATTTGCTGGCGTTTTTAATTTTGATGTTGCATCTCTCATTAGTTTCTTGTAATCATTAATGAATGCTGTAGCAAATGCTTTTGGATCTTGTTCAAACTGATTTTGATCTCTTATAATTTTATTTACACTGGTTTTTAATCTGTCTTTGATAGTTACACCAAACTCGCTATTCTTTAAAAATTCTAAATCACTTATTGCTGATAATTTTTGATTTGCATTTTCTATAGAATTTTTTAAATTTGTTGACTCGTCTTTTGTTAATGTTACTTGCCCGGAGTAATCTTTTATGATTGCATCTCTGTACCATACACCTGCACTACTACCGTTACCTAATCCACTTGCATCATACCCAAATTTTGCACTCATGTCTGCTAGTGTTGGGCCACCAACATATTCAGTGTGAAAAACTATGCCAACCTTTGCTGATAAAATTTCTTTTGCTAAGTCGCTGTTTGCTGGTATGGCATATATAATTGTATTTGGCTTGAATACAATAAACTCTTCACCTTTTATTGTGGCATTTTGAATATCTCCTTCTGTGAATAAGAGGTCTCCCTGTATAACACCTGTGATATTTAATTTTTTTAGATGTATAAATGCCTGTTCTAATTTTTGCTGTAGTCCTGGTGCTTCGTGATTAACTTTTATGTCTGCTAAACTTTTATTAAGTTTTGGTGTCTTATTGAATACACCCTTAGTACCAACAAAAAATTGATTGTCTGCTGGATCTATGCCGGCAAATATTGCCGGAGCACCGTCCCATTTTGTAGTTAAATTAAATTTTGTTTTAGCACTACCTTTAAGCATCTCATAAAACCCCACAAGATACTCAATTGCTTTGGTGCCGCCTGGTAATCCGTCATTGAATATTAAATCTTCTAGATGCTCTAAGTGAGTGTTCTTGCTTTCATCAAGTCTATGATGAATGACACATTCAACTAAGTATCCTTTGGTAAGATCTACGGCTCTCATATTAAATCTGTGCTGGGTCGTTGCCAGTACTGACATTACGAATGCCTGCGTCGCCTGGATCAGTTGTGGTTACCCTTCTCATATTCTGTTTATTTTTTCTTTTTAGTTCAACACCGTTTATTGATATAACAGATGAACTCCTTATTGCAGTTGTACCTTGAGCCATCTTAACATTAAGTTCTGGGACGCCATCGCCATCAGTGTCGGCTAATTCTGTAACAAGTTTTCCTGTGGCTTTTTTACCATCTGCTGTTAACCATACAATATCGTCATTTGGTTTTGGCGGCTGGATGCCGTAAACTCTTGTCCATTCGTTTTGTAGTTGGTTTTTTTGTTTGCGTTTTGCAAGATAGTTATCTATTCTACCACCAAGTCTTGCAGATCGTTGTCCTAACCAGTTTGTGGACTTTGCCACTTGTGCGGCACCAGGTTTAGTCATGTCGTCTGGGTCAAAAGGTTTAAAGAGATTTCTCATTGTCTGCATGCCTGGCACTCTTTTTAACGCCTGTTTAAATCTTGCACTTATATTCCTTCCAGTTGCTCTTCTTACAAAGTTTTGGTCTGGTATAACAAAGCCGCCTATTTGGGCGTCCCACACTCGCATTTGATTAGTTTCTAGATCAACATATACCTTATATTCTACTCCGTCGACTTCTATAGTTGACGAAACCTTGGTTTCATCTCTTGCAAGGTTTTTCCATAGGACTTTTTTACCGTCTTTGTCCAATGCGGCCGTACGTTTTTTTTCTCTTTCTGGATCTCTAGGTGCTTCTAGTAGAGTTACTTCATTAATCTTCATTTGTTTTAGACCTTGATTCTTTAATTATCTGTACGCCCTTAACAAATCTTTCAGGCCTATTGCCTTTAATAGAATTTATCAGACGTCTCTGTAGGTCTAATGCTTCGCTTTCGTCGAAGTTTTCTTGAATTAATTCAATCAAGTTAAGAGCACTTTTGATAATGTGATTACCTCTAGATTCTATAACATTTAACTTGTCTCTTTCTGAAACTATCGAATTTAATTCTTCTAAAATTGATCTGTGATTTAAGGACATTCTATCTCCGTTTAAGCATATTTATCTATTTTACTTCTTCTTGAGGAGATTCCTTAGTTCCAAACCTTGTTGAACTATGTCTACACTATCATTTGTAGAATTTGCGTCATCTCTTATTGCTGATGAGCGTTTTAAGGTCTCAGTCATTGTTATAGTGTTAATTGTGTCGTATGCTTCTTCATCTTCTTCTAAATCCTCAATCCTTAATGTTTCAGGATTAAATTTTAAGTCAACTTTACTGCCTACACCACTACTAGAACGTGTTTTCATAAACTGTATTTGATATCTGCCACGCTCTCTCATTGCATTACTTGTAAATATGCCTACAACATTATCTGCTGTTTGTATTTTACTAATACCGCCTGCAATATGACTGTGATCAAACTCTATTTCTTCTACTGCACCTCTATTTAACTGCGATGCTGTAACTAAAAGTATGTTTAATTCAACTGCTAAGTTACGCAATTCTTCAGATACATACTTATCTTTAATAAACAAGTCACTTGGTGACACCTTTCCACTAATTGGCATCATTAAATCCAAGTAGTCTACTAGTAAGCAATCTACTTTTATGCCTGTTTGTATTTCATATTCTCTAATAAACGACCTAATATCGTTGGCATTTACGCCATTGCTCATTTGTTTTATGCGGAATTTACCTGCACCTTTGCCTTTCATCATTACTTTTAAGTGGACATCATCCATGTTTTTCATAACATCTCTAGTTGCATACCCACTAACCATAGCATCTACTCGCATACTAGTTAGTTGTTCGCTCAACTCTAAAGTTAAATAGACTGTGTTGAGTCCTGCTTGGCTCCAATTTACCCCTAAATTCTGTAAGAATAAACTTTTACCTGCACCAGAGCCACCTGCAAATACTGTTAATTCTCCTCTATTAAGTCCACCATACAGTTTCTGATCAAACATTTTCCAGCCTGTGCTGATTGCACCTGCTTGATCTTTAATCCATTGTAATCTTTCTTTGGGATTTTCATAATAGTCTAAGCCAAAGTCACTAACTAAGCCAACACCACTTGCTTCTTTAATAAGTGCTTCTACACTACCATAATCATGTTGCTCTAATAAGTCTGTACTGTCTAGTATTGCTTTCTCTAATGCCTTGTGTCTGCAGAATGTTTCAAATTCATCCATAAACCAATTCATATGGCTTTCATGTACATCTTCTACTGGCTTTAATTCTATGCCGTTTACTGCTTCTAATTGCTCTAGTGTAGGAATACTTGCATACTTGTTAGCATGATCCTTAAGAAACTCTACTGCTTCTCTGTATTTTCTGTTAAACATATAAGGTTGCACAATATTGTTTACCCTTACAAATACATCAGGATCTGTAACTAAGAATCTTAGAAACAATTCTTGTATATCTTCACCATATTCTTTTATATCACTCATAACATTTTACTCTGCACTTCAATTTTAATTTTATTTGCTACAGCATATTTAATTATACTAGATAATGTTAAAAGTCTGCCATACTTGGTAACCGCATCGCCTACATCTTTTATGTCTGTGTGCCAAGGCGGGAAACTTACTTCCCACCCTAGTTCAGCGGCCTGCCTTATTAAGTCTTTGCCTGGTGCGTCTCTGTCAGGACAAAGTATTACTCTTTTATTTAATGAATTTATCTGCTGTATCTGTCGTTCATTCATGCTATTACCTAACACACTTACACCATCTATAAGTATAGCATCAATAACACCTTCGGTTACCACTACAATATCTCTGTCTGAATATATGTATTTGTCAATATTGAATACATAACCTGCTTGACTGTTGTTTATATACTTAGGAGTTTCTTTTGTAGGCGGGTTTATGTGCCTTCCTACATACCCTACTACTTCTTGATTATAGTAAAATGGTATTATCAGTCTGTTCTTCAACATAAAGTCATCACATATAAACAGATCATAATTTGTTTCTAGTAATTTTCTTTCTTTTGCATAAAGCATTATGTTTTCATGTGTTTTATTATGAGGTAAATGCGGAACATCTCTTACATCTGTGACTTTAGGTAATTCAACTGGCTTAAACTTTTCGTAATTTACTACAATATCGTCAGTTGCGTTATCAAACTCTTCAATCTTCATTAGTTCTAAGACTAACTTCTTTACACTTTCATTAGTTGCACCTAATTTTACAACTAAGTCTTTATACTTTTTACCTATCTTTTTACTTGGACTCCAGCCTGTAGAAAATCCACAATTAAAACAGTTGTATGCAATCTTAGGACCTGTTGCAATTACACCTGCTCTGCCTCTTCTATCATTGCACATAGGACAACTAAAAGTTACCCAACCTGCAGGGGTCTTTTTATGTTTGTGCGGTATGTGAGAAGTCAGTAACTCATGTACCTGTTGTATTGCGTCAGAATGCTCCATTGCTGTTATTATACGAGATTAGATGTACGAAGTCAAGTTAAAATCTATCAGTTTTATATCTTCTTTATATTTGTCTAATACTTTTTGCTTCATGCTAGTGGTGTAGGCGTTTACATCTTCTATTATGTCTGCTGGTTCATGATATTCTTGGTTGTATTTTGTTTCAATGCCTAGTGCCTGCTTTAAAAATATATCTATTTCTTCTAGATGTACAAATTTATCTATTAATTTCATGTTAGATTGGTATGTTCCTGCCCATGATAGTTCTTCATAAAATAGATCACTGTTTACATAGTCACTAAATGTTATGTCTTTGTACTGATCAGGGTATACCGTTTTCCGCCATCTATGAATACTACGTTCTCTGGCAAATGGATTCCTAACAAACATTACATTTTGTAAGTTTTTGTCATATTCTCTAATATCCATGAGATGATTAGGTGCTACATAGTCTAAAAGTTTATGTTTGAATAGTAATTGACCCAACCAACGTGTACCACATCGGGTAGGAAATACAAAGGTGTGAATACCATTGTTTAATTTATGCATAAAGTTATTTAATTTCTGAGGAGAACTTTATCAAATGTTCCTGGGTCAACTGGACCAGGTGAATATTTAAATCTTAAAAAATTAAAGTTACCAATAAAACTGTAGTAAGTTGGTCCGGTAACATTTGCCATTGGAATTCTTTCTAAGTTATTAACTACTGGTACACTTGCCCAGTTTGTATCATCACCTGATGGTGCTTGTAAACTTAAACTACCTTCTACAAAAACATTTCCTGTAAATGTATTAGAGTAAAGTCCTATAGTGTGCGTTGCATCTCTAAAGTTCTTACTTTGATTTCCAGTGAATGTTCCACTTGTAAATACATTTGCGGCGTCGCCGTTATTTGTATTCTTAGTTTGTGCCCATACATTTGCAACCTGTGTAGCAATAGGAGAAGGATTTGCATCGTTCTTGACAATTAATGTGCAAAGTATACCGTTATTGTAATCTGAATAGATTGGCGTTTTGGTTCCGTCTTCTGCAACATTCTTAAATGATACTTTGTACTGCCCTTCAACAAGAGAATTCATATCTTCTTCTGATAATTTTAGTTCTGCTGTACCTTGGTTTAATCCAGGTTTAGCAAAACGTGTTAAAACTTTTTCATTAGTTGAGTATTTTATAACATCTGCTTGAATTTCATCGTTATAGATGTTTTGTTTTTTTCTATCTTGGTTCTGAATATTAATATAAATCATATTATCCATACCTTTGTGTACTATAAATTCTTTTCTATTCATACTTTTGTTATCCACATAAAAATTTTCCTGCTTCTTCACGAGATTCAGGGTGTTTGTTTGATACATTAATAGTGTTAAGTTGCTCATACATGCTCA